CTTCACAATTGTATGGCTATGGTCATTGAGACCGGCTGCGACCCGATGTCGCTCATCGGCACTAAATATAACGACCTCAGCCTGACCGCTGAACTGGTCGAAGAGAAGGTGTTGCCAGCGCTGGCCGCGCTGGATGAAATCGACCCCGACAACACCGCCGACATTGCGGTCGAAAGCCATGTCGATTTCGGTAGCTTTATCCCAGAAGCGTTTGGCTCGACTGACGTGTTGATGCGCGTTGGCAGCAAAGCAGTCGTCTTGGATTGGAAGTTCGGCAGCGGTATCCCGGTCGATGCGGAAGAAAATTCGCAGCTGATGTTCTACGCCTGCGCCGCCATGCGGACGCCCCGCACGCAGTGGGCGTTCGACAACGCTGAGACTATCGAACTGGTTATCGTCCAGCCGCCGCACATCCGGCGCTGGGAAGTCAGCCGCCGCCGGCTAGAACTGTTTGAAATCGACCTCCGCAACGCGGTGTTGCAGGCCCAGGCACCACAGCCGCCCATCAAGCACGGCGACTGGTGCCGCTTCTGCCCGGCGAAACCCATTTGTCCGGCAATGACCGGCGCGGTCGAGCGGGCGCTCAAGACGCAGCTGGACGCGATAGCGCCGGAACTCATCGGTGCGATGTTGAAGAACGCCGACTTGCTTGAGAACTGGATTAGCCAGTTGCGACAATTTGCTTTACAACGGCTTGAGAACGGTGCTACGGTGCCGGGGTACAAGTTAGTCGCCAAACGGGCGACCCGCCAGTGGACCGATGAAGCGGCAGCAATCGCCGCTCTGACCGCCCTTGGCGTAGACGAATCTGAACTGATGGTGACTGAACTGAAGTCGCCGGCGCAGGTTGAGAAGGTCTTGAAGAAGTCCAAACTCAGCCTGCCCGACGGCATCATCACCGCCGTTAGTTCCGGTCACACCCTCGCGGATGAGGCAGACGCCCGTCCGCCGGTTGTGCTCATCGGGCAGCAGTTGACTGCTGCCCTTAGTAAACTTCAGTGAAAGTGAAAGTGAGATAACTATGCCTGATTTGATTAAATTTGCCGGCGCTAACCTGCCGTCCGTCCAGTCCCTGTCCACCAGCCTCAAGGCTCTCAGCGCCGGTCTGCCGGCGGCTGGCGGTGTTGCCATCATCAAGATGGACAAGACCGGCCATTGGGTCTTCGGCGCCGACCAGACCGAGGTCGAGTCTGACAGCCGTTGGGCCATCAACCCGTACTCGTTCATTCACGGCTATATCGCCTGGGGTGATGGCGCGGTCGCCGGTGAGGTGATGGTGTCGGTGTCCGAGCCGCTGCCGGATGTGGGCGCTGCCCCGCCGACCGCTGCCAAGGGCTGGGAGACTCAGGTTGGCATGATGCTTAAGTGCATCAGCGGTGAAGACACGGGTCTGGAATGCCGCTTCACTGCCACCAGCGTCGGTGGCAAGAAGGCCGTGCAGGAACTGGCCATTGCGTTGGCCCATCAGGTCGATAAGGACCCGACGAAGCCGGTGCCGGTCGTGGTGCTCAAGAAGGACCACTACCAGCACAAGAGCTACGGGCGTATTTATACGCCCGTGTTTGAGGTGCAGGAGTGGGTGTCGCTCAACGGCCCCGACCGCGAGCCGGGTGAGGATGACGACTTGGGTGACGAACCGGCGCCCGCGCCGGCCCGCCGCACTCGCCGCTAAACCCTCAACTTGATGGAGAACGGGGCCGAAAGGCCCCGTTTTTTTCTATGCTTTCGACCGTCATTTTGACCGACGATAGTCGGTTGCGCGCTATCGATACGCTACGAGCGAATCACTACACCCGCAGCGTGCCTAGCGGCAAAAGCCATTACGTCATGTTCGGCGACGCGATAGTTGTTTGGTCAATCCCGGCCAACAAAAACATTGCGAAATTTTTGCTTGGTTGGGACGCCAAGGTTTGGGAACTTGCGCGGTTGTGGGCTCCTGACGGACACGCCCGCAACTTACTAACGCAAGCCATCAGCGCAGCGGTAAGAGTTATTGTCGCGCTCGAAAAACCGGACGCGCTTGTGTCCTATGCAGACCCTAACGCGGGGCATCGAGGGGGCGTCTACAGAGCCGCATCTTGGATCTACCACGGGCAAAGTGAAGAGTCGCGCGTCTACCGCGCGGCGGATGGCACTACAGTCGCGCGTCGCGCGTTTCATTCGGGACGGCGCGGCATGACAAAAACCGAAATCGAAGCCAAAGGTTTTACGCAAGAGAAATTGCCGGGTAAAGAGCGGTTCGTGTTTCCTATATCAAAACGTGCAAAACGAGTTCTTACGAGGACAGCACTATGAGCGTTCTGTACTGCGATTTTGAAACGCGATCCAACTGCGACCTCAAGGTCGCTGGCGTCTACAACTACGCCCGCGACGCCAGCACTGAAGTGCTGTGCATGAGCTACGCCTTCGACGATGAGGACGTCCAGACGTGGACGCCGGCCCAGCCATTCCCAGCGCGTGTGGCCGAGTACGACGGCCAAATCCGCGCCCACAACGCCGCTTTCGAGCGGCTCATCTTCTGGTACGTCTTGCAGATAGACTTTGAGCTTGAGCAGTTCTACTGCACCGCCGCTCAGGCCCGCGCTAACTGCGCGCCAGGCTCTTTAGAAGACATCGGGCGCTTCATGGGCGCGTCGATGAAGAAGGACCATCGCGGTGCTGCGCTCATCCGCAAGTGCTGCGTCCCGCCGTTCAAATGCACCGAGCAGGACTTAGCTGACCTCATCGCATACTGCGAACAAGACGTGCGGGCTATGCGCGAGATTAGCGGGCTGCTGCGCGACCTGTCGCCGACCGAGCTAGCCGACTACCACGTCAACGAGCGCATCAATGACGCTGGCGTGCTGGTCGATGTGCGGCTCTGCCGCGCGGCCATGCGCTACGCCACCACTGAGTCGGAGGACATCACCAAGACGGTGTGGGAGGCTACCGGCGGGCTGGTGGGCTCTGTGCGCTCACCCCGCATGCGCGACTGGGTGCTGGACCGGCTGACTCCCGAGCAACTGAAGCTCACGGTCGTCAAGGACAAGCCCAGCATCGACAAGACCGTGCGGGCTAACTTGCTGGCCTGTGACGACCTCAATCCATATGTGCGCGAGGTGGTCCAAGCCGCTGATGACCTCTGGGCGTCCAGCGTCGCCAAGTTCCAGCGGCTGGCGCAGCTAGCCGACGTTGAGGATAACAGGGTGCGCGGGGCGTTCGTGTTCGCGGGCGGTTCGGCTACAGGCCGTGCGTCATCTTACGGCGCTCAGGTCCACAACTTCACCCGCAAAGTCGCTAAAGACCCGGCCAACGTCCGGCAGGCGATGGTGCGCGGTCACCAGCTAGTCCCGGCGCATGGGCCGCGCATCACCGACGTCCTGCGCTCGATGCTGCGGCCAGCGCTAGTGCCGGCGCCGGGGCATGTGCTTGTCGTCGCCGACTGGTCCGCTATCGAGGGCCGGGTCAACCCGTGGCTCGCGGATAGCGCAGCAGGTGAGACTAAACTAAACGTGTTCCGGTCAGGTCGTGACCCCTACATAGTCAACGCCGCCACAACTTATTTGGTCGCGTATGACGACGTCACTGACAGCCAGCGCCAAGTGGGCAAAGTGCAGGAGCTAGCGCTCGGATTCGGTGGTGGTGTCGGTGCGTTCGCCGCAATGGGCCGAGGCTACGGGCTGTTCGTGCCCGAGCATGAGGCGCAACTCATGGTCAATGCGTGGCGTCGCGCTAACTTCTGGGCGCAGCCGTTCTGGGCTGCGCTGGAGTTTGCGTATCTGTCCGCGATGCGCCAGCCGATGCGCGAGTTCTCAGCTGGCCGAGTAACCTACCTGTACGACCGGCAGCACCTGTGGTATGTCCTGCCGAGCGGGCGGGTGCTGTGCTACCCGTTTGCCAAGTTTGATGAGGAGGGCAACCTGACTTACGCCAAGGCCGCGTGGAAGCCGATGGCAGATGCAGCCGAGTGGCCGCGAGCCCGCTTGTGGCGCGGCTTAGCTTGTGAGAATGTCACCCAAGCCACTGCTCACGACCTGCTCCGGCACGCCCTGCGTGAACTGGTCGAGGCAACTGTCCTTCACGTCCACGATGAAATCGTGCTAGAGGTGCAGGAGGCAGACGCCGAGCGAGCGCTGGCGTGGATGCGCGAGGTGATGACCACACCGCCGCAGTGGGCGGATGGGCTGCCGTTAGCCGTAGGCGCGAAAGTGATGACGCGGTACGGCAAATGAACATCGTTCCGATTACATTAGCGCAAGCCAAAGAATTTGTGCGTTTATATCATCGGCACAACGTCCCGCCGACAGGGCACAAATTCAGCATTGGTTTGACGGTGGATGGAAC